TTCCATAGCTTACAGAATGAGAAATCTTCACCCAAATAAGTCTTAGTTTCAGGGTCATGTATACAATCAAAAAAGTTCCATAGATTAGGTCTAGCTACATACTCACCGTTTATTACTGTCTTTTGAACTATGTTCTTATCTGGATATTTTTCTATCATCTTGTCAAACACACTCCTGTTAATTAACATACATCCTGTAGGACTATGTGTAACTTCCATAACACCATTATCAAGTTTTATATTGTCAGGGTTCTCTACTTTCATAGGGTAAGTATTTAACCATCTGTGTATATCTCCAGGGTTTTTAACTTCACCATCATTCCATTTTTTATAAAGCTTATCCCACATCATTGTCTTAAGAGGGTAAGGAATAGATATTAATTCTTTATCTAGATCTAACAATTTTATAATAGATTCTGCTCTAAAATATATGTCTGAATCTACAAATAACATGTGTGTACAACTAGATTCTAAAAAAGCTGAAGCACATAAGTTTCTTCCCTGTGTTACCAAAGATGATTTCAATAAAGTAAATGTAATTTTAATTCCTTTTTTGATACAAAGTTGTTGTAATTCTAAAAGAGCTTGTGTGTAATGCATAGTCACATCACTGTGGCATGGTGTACAAATCATTAAACTATATTTTGATTTAAATACTTTCTTTGTTTCTTTTTGTCCGGTGTCCGGTTTCCACATAGGAAGAGCGGCTTTTTCGTATGGGGTTATCTCAACTTCTTTCAGTGTTTGGTAAGTATCCTCATTTATTGTTTCTTTCATTCAAAGCTCCTTTCAGAAAGTTAGTCCACTCCATACCCTTTTTTTGCCAATTATAAAATCTTTTGTAATAGCTTTGTTGTTGTTCTAAATGGTCTTGTATATAATCTTCATGTAAATAAGAAGCGGCAACATTAATTGCTGCTGCAGTATCTTGAGCCATTTGTTCATAATTTGTTGAATAGTTTATATATACCGGCCACTCTGCACAAGTTTCGTATAAAGCTCCAAAGTTGTTTGTAATAACATGTACTCCAGATGCTAAAGCTTCAAGAGCAGAGGTACAAGAAGTTTCTTCAAATATACTTGGATAAACAAACATATCGTAGTTAGGCATAACTTCTTTTATATATTCGTGAGGTTTATACCCAATATAATTTACATTAGGTAATTTTTTTGCTTGCTCATACAATGCCTCAAAATCTCTTTCAGTAGATTCTTCAAATTTAGATCCATAAACTTTACAAGAACTATAAACATCTAATTTTATATTTGGATTATCAATTTCTTGCATGGCTCTAAGTAATACATTTAAACCTCTCCAAGGTGTACAATGGTGTATTAATTTAATAGGGGTTCCTCGTTTGTATATTTTTCTAATTGGAAATTCTTCTATTCCATTTTTAATCACTAATGATTTTTCTGTAGGTATATCAAACATCATTCTAAATTTTTCGTAATTCCAATGACTGTTAAAAACATACCAATCATATTCAGAATGTCTTTCTTTATTAGTAAAAAACTTTTGAAGATTAGGTTGGTCCCAAGAATTTTTTTGCCAAAGAATGTTTAGTTTATTAGGATCTATTGGTACTTTACCTGGTATCGATGTACATATTTGCACTTGATCTAGCAGATCTTTTGGAACATGCCTTTCAAGCATTTCCATCTGTAGCTCAGTAGCTCCTCGAGGTTGCATTATTTTTTAGTTAGCGACTCCATAGAAACTTTAGTAACTTTAATTTCAAGGTCTTGTCTAAAATCATCCACAGTAGTGTCAGTGTTGGGATCAGCAACATCAGCATCAAAATCATCTTTACTAGCATATACTTTTCCTGTTCTCTTATGCTTGACAATTTCGGTTGCTGTTGCAGGTATTTTAATTGTATCACTCATTTTTGCCTCCTTCCTTGTCTATTGTATTTTTTATTATTTTGCAACTTTTTTTTCTTATTCGGGTTCTTACAATGTTTTCTAGGTCTTTTTCTAGGCTTATCCCTTTCAACAAAGTCCTTAAATTTTCTAGCCATTTTCTTGTGATCTGTCTATTTGTGCATAACTAATTATACCTTGTATTTCTCCGCCAGTTCCTGCGGTCATTTTTAAAACATCCCCTTCTTCTAAAATTAAAGTTTTATCTATAATATTTTCAACTGTGTTTGCTGCAACAGCTTTTCTAGAAATAGCAAAAGTGGCTGTAGCTGAAGTATCAGTAACTTGTACTGATAAACTTACTGGACTTCCAGAACTATTATCTACTTGTATTTGTTTAACTAAACATCTAGCAGTGGTTGGAGAAGTAAGAACAGACACAGTACCAGTCCCCGATAAATTTATACCAGCATTTTTATATTGTATTGTCATGATAAAAAGTAATTAAATGTATCTTGTTCATTTTTTAATTCTTGTTGGTAAGAAGTATTTAACTTATCCTTTAATGTTTGTAAAGATTGAGCCACCTGTCTTTGATTTTCTTCAGTATATTGTGGTGTAGGTTCTGGAATTATTATATCTACTCTAGCCATTATTAATATCCTGAATGTATTCCACCTGGTCCACCACCATATGCAGGACTACTATATGTTTTGGATGGTGCAGGAGTTGTTTTAGAAGGTTTTCCTCCACCTCCCATAGCTATATCTCTAGCAGAAGGTTGCATATTTGTAATCGCAGGACTAATAATTGTATTATTTTGTCCTTGATTATCTCTGTTAATATCTTTTTGAATAGCTTTGCTAGCACGTTTACCTCTTAGTAAACCAGCAATTCCTTTTACGGCATCAGGTAACGAAGAACCAGACATCATTGAACCAATTGTTAAACCCATTCCAACAGGGTTACCTAAACTCATAGTATTAGCTCCTATTATAGATCCAATAGCATTTCTTTTAATACCTTCTAATCCCATTTTATCCATTACATAATTTTTAGCAACATTTTTTGCTCCCTCTATAAGCATGCCTTTGTAATCTGGAGGTGTATCTTCAATTATACCCATTGCTTGGTTTGCTTGTACTGGTTGAATTGCTTGAGTTGGTTCAAAAGAGGGTTGGTAATTTTCAAATCCTGGTTGAGATCGGACTGCTGCTACACCAAAAGGATCTTTAGCTTGTGCCACATTACTAGCATAATCTCGTAAAAATATTTCGTCCATTATCCTCTCATACCATCTGGTTGTATGTCTGCTCTAAAAGTTCCGTACCTCCAATTTTCATCTACAGTAGTATTGGCAACTTTCAAACTTGCAAATCTAGATCTTGCTCTAGTATCTACCTTATCAGTCGAACTTGTAATTGTAAATGGTCCCAAAGGAGAGGACGAAGCACCATCTGATGGATAGTCTCTTAAATTAATAGTTATCTGCGCATTTCCTGTAAGTAATTTAAAATCTGGTATAAATCTTCTCATACTCATAAAATTTTGTCCTTCTCCTAAATCAAAATCACCAGATTGTATAAACGCCTCGATTGCTGTCTTATTACCTAACGCATCTACTTGATTATTACCAATCTCGTGAGCATAATAAGTTGTGGCACCATTTAAATTTGTAACGCCTTGAATTGTTGGAAAGGTTGGTGTGCCTGTGGATTCAAACTCTGTAGCATATGGATTAGAATATAAGGTTGAATCATGCCAAGAAGTTCTTGCTAACGATCCAGTTGTCCAAGTATTTTCTGTATAATTATAAGTTACTACTCTGTCAATTTGAGTAGAACCACTTTTAGGATAAAACCAACTTATTTCTTCATATAAATGATTTAAGCCAGCATAAATTTGATCGACTGAATTAAAATTTAAACCTAAATTATCACCCTTATTAGTAAAAACAAAATCTTCTACCAAACATGGAAGTGACTTAACTGTTCCATCATAAACAAAAAATCCTCCTGCTTGACCCATCCACCATACCCTACCGTTAACGTACTTAATAGCATGTTGTCCTATCAACCCACAGTTACTTCCTACTTGCCTTATAGAAAAAGTAAAAGGAGGACCAACAAATTGCATTACATAAGCAGAGGTGTCCGTGACTATTAAAATATAATCTTTAGCTTTTGCTGCACCCACTATTCTTACGCCAGAATCTAATCTAAACGTACCTGCAGTATTTACAGATGTGGGTTGGTAATCCGATAAGGTTTCTTGATCACTAAATCTTATAAACATCGGATCTTGAGTAGATGGAGTTCCAATAGTTGTTTCAGTTCCAAGAATAATTAAATGTCTATCTCTTTCAGATATAATTGACATAACTGATTTTGTAGGTGCATTAGCAATTGCGGTTGCCCTTGTACTTAACGCATTAACATTAGAGTTTATAGGATTCCATTCAAAAGTTTTTCCATTTTTTGCTGTTGCAATTAATATTTGTCCAAAATGATCTAGTGACCAAGAAGAAGATTCTAAGAATACTGATGAACTTAAGGAGTCTTCGCCCCATGCTGTATAGTATTCTAATGATGATCCATCAGAATGAGCCGATCTTGTTCCCGCAACATCTCTGGTGATGCCAGTAAAAGTTGTTGATGTAGTTCCAGTGTAAGAAATAAATTCTGCTCCAACTTTAAATGTACCTGTTGAAGGGAAGTTTGTAGTTGATGCGACTGTTATGGTAGTTCCTGATCCACCCGTCCCTGCAGTATCATCATTAAGTGCACCGTTTAATGTAGTCGTCACTCCAGAAGCTCCTCCCCATGTAGATGTACCCCAACCAAAACCAGCAGTTTGATTAGCAGGTCCAAGGTTTAAGTAAGGATTGATTGTAGCTGCACCGCTAGCAGCAACAGAAGTTCCAGCGTTTGTTGCCATTGTTATAGTAAAAGTATCATTTGAAGGAACTGATGTTACTTCAAATGTATTGTCTGTAAAATTTGCAGCTGTATAACCTGCTCCAACGGGAGGTGTTACTGAAGTAAAAGTAAATAAGTCACCAACAGAAAGTCCATGCAATATTTTATTTACTGTTACAGTAGGTGAAGTATTAACCGTGGTAAAAGTTGCTCCGGTAATTGCACTTTCTAATGGAGTTATATCGTAAAATGAACCCTCGTAATAAATAATTAATGCCTTACTTGTCCCTAAAGCAACATAACGTCTTGAGTCTAGATCAGCGTAAACTAATTGTTCTCTTACTGTACCTACTAAGGTTGAATTTGTAATTTGTTCCCAACCACCAATTTTTTCAGGAAGTTGATATCTAAACCTTACAAAATCACCGTCAGTCCATTGTCCTTCGGCTCCTGTTTCAGTTACTTGTTTATTAAACCCTGGGGCTATCTGTACATTTGTTAGTGGCATATGGCTATTATACACTAAAATAATCTAGGTATAAATACAGTCTATTTATGTATAATTAAATTCCAACTTAATATATTTATTAATTCGTTCACATTAAAATCTCTTTTTTTCCCAGATTTTATATATTCATGAAGTTCTTCGGTATCAAATACAATCCAATGATCAATAGCTTCAAAGACTATTTTATCCGCTTTGGTATTAAAATAGCCTATTTTTTCTGATTTATTATTATCAACTTGTTCTAAAGGTCTTATATCAAATTTAAATGTTTGATTTCCATTATTAATTCTACCCTCTATATCCCATATTTCTTGTAATTTTTGTTCTTTAGTAGCAAAGACAGGGTCTTTAATATGTTTAACAAAAGATTTCATTTATTTGAAATTATATATTTAAGGTATATACATTGCTTATGGAAGATAATCTAGCTTACTCTTATACTTTAAAAGAGATACCCTATACAACTTTAACTAAAATACATGATTTTACTTATACAGATGAAATTGGATTAAAATATTTTGAGGATAAAATAAAAAATAATTTAGGTCCTAATAATTATAAAACCAATGTTAAAGGTAAAATGACTTCCTGGGGATTGTTTTTAAAAGACCCTGAATTTGAACTTTTTATAACTAAGATATTTTATCCCACTATCTTTAGACATAAAGGAATATTAACAGGAGATAATGAAAAAGAGATACTTATTAAAGACGCTTGGGGAAATTTGTTAAACAAGGGGGAAAAAATTGAAAGGCACCACCACAGAGATTCTTATTATAGTACAATTATTTATTTTGATGATGTTGCACCACTACAAACTGACATCGGTAGCTTCCCAACTCATAGAGGAAAAGTAATAACTTTAGATGGTTTTTTATACCATTGGGTAGACCCTGTCCCTCAAGAAAGAATAAATTTAGTTTTTAATTGGAGTAGTAAAACTGGTGAAAATAATTGATAATTTTATAAATAAAGATTTATATTTACAAATTAAAGAAACGTTGTTTGGGGATAACCTTGCTTGGTTTTTAAAAAATGGAACAGTCAAGGGTGAGAAAAAAGATATACAATGGTTTTCTCATAGCGTTTATAATAATCTAAAACCAAATAGTGACGTATTTAATTTAATGCAGGAGTTTGTTGAAAAGTTAAACATTTCATCAATTGTTGAAATAAGAATAAACTTATCTTTTAAAACTAAAGAAAACTTTAAAACCTCGTGGCACAAAGACTATGGTTACAAGAATTTAAAAACTGCTATATTTTATTTTGATACTGATACAACAGGAACTTACTTTAGAGTAGATAATAAAGAAAAGTTGGTGAAAGCAAAAGAAAATAGAATAATTATTTTTGATTCTGATACCGAACACTGTGCTATGTTAAATAATAAAATAGATAAAAGAATTGTCATAAATTTTAACTACTATGAAAAAAATTAAAAACATTGTTATAGTTGGTGGGGGATCATCAGGTTGGTTGACTGCAGCTTACTTGAACTGGAATTTAAATAATTTAAATATAACTATTGTAGATAAAGAAATAGGTACACCGGTTGGAGTTGGAGAAGCCACACTTTTAAATTTTGCCCCCTTTTTATCTAGTTGTGGTTTTATAAAGAATGAATGGTTTTCTGAAATGGATGCTACAGAAAAATTAGGTATTCATTTTGTTAATTGGCTTGATGAAAAAAAAGATGTCTATCATCCTTTTTACAACAACCTAGATACATGTAAAGATTATGAAAAAGCAATGACGACTAAATTTGATAATCTATCTAATGTAGCCTACCACATTAACTGTGGAAAATTAGTTTTATTTATACAAAATAAATTAAAAGATAAAGTTAAGTTTATAAAACAAGATGTTAGTAAGGTTGTTCATAATGATAGTGGAGTAGAATATTTAAAATTAAAGAATAACGAAAAGATAAAAGCAGATTTATATATAGACTGCACGGGCTTTAATTCTATTTTAAAAGATGAAACAGAAAAGATAATGTTAAGAGATAGATTGATCTGTGACACAGCTGTTGCTGCACAAGTTTTTTATAAAGATGTTAAAAAAGAAAAAGTGCCTTTTACTAAATGTGAAGCTGTAGATGAAGGTTGGGTATGGTCTATCCCTGTTGCTTCACGTATTGGTTCTGGTTTTATATTCAATAGACAAATAACAGATATAGAAGATGCAAAAGATTTTTTTGTAAAACATTGGGATAATAGAATTAAAAAAGAAAATTTAAAAACAATAGATTGGACACCTTACTATGATAGAAAAATGTGGAATAAAAATGTTGTATCGGTTGGACTATCAGCAGGTTTTATTGAGCCGTTAGAAAGCACAGGACTAATGTTAGCTATGGAGGGTATATATTCCTTATGTAAAAGAATTTATAAAAATTTATACAACGATAATGATCAAGATTATTATAATAACCATATGAAAATGTTTTACGAAAATAGTATTGATTTTGTAAATATGCATTATTTAGTTTCTAAAAGAAAAGGTATTTTTTGGGAAAGAGGAAGACAATTAAAACCATCTGGAAGATTCAACATATATAAAAAAAATATATTAGACAAAAGCTACCAAGGTCTGAGAGAAGCAGATGTTTTTAATGATACTGATTGTTTTACATTTAATAGTTGGTTTTGTTGGTTAAAACAAACATTATGATGATTCAACCTATTTTCAGTAATTTTTATTGTAAAACAAAATTAGATGTAGATCATGTTGCTATTTTAGAAGAATTAAAAAATGTTAAATACAGATCTATAGAAAATAAAACACAAACATTTATGTCAAAAAGTGTAAAAATATTAGATACTTTAACGAAGGGTGAACAATTAAAAAAAAATGTAAATAATTGTGTAACACAACTTATTACTGAACTTGGATATAATATTAAACATCAATTAATAAATTCTTGGTCAACTAAAACACCACCAAATACTGAAGGAGAATACCATTTACATAATAATTTTTGGTTATCTGCTGTTTATTACCCACACGGAAACTATTTAGATAATTATAAAATACAGTTTGTATCAGATAGACTTAATTTTTCACATTACGATATACCTATAAATAGTTTTAATAGTATTAATTCAAGCACTTGGGAGGTTGAAGTAGAAGAAGGTAGTTTAATTATATTCCCTGCTTTGCTTGTTCATAGAATTAAGAAAAATAAATCTTTACAAGATAGATATTCCATAGCAATGAATTTTTTACCTTTAGGTAAAATAGGTAGTTTTGATGGTTACATGGAGTATAAAAAATTATGAAACAAGTAAAATTTCCAAAGCATACCTTTATGGTTGGAGCTTACATAGATTTAAAACTATGCGATAAAATAATTGAATATCATAAAGCATTTAGACACAGATCCTACCAAGGAACTGTTGGTCCTGTACGTGGTGGTTTTGTAGATAAAAGCACTAAAGAAAGTTTAGATCTTCATATTAATAAAAATATACCTTTGTTTAGCGAATATAATAAAGAGTTGGGAAAGGTAATGTCTTTATATGAAAAAAAATATAAATTTATAAAAAACTTAGAAAAAGTTAACAATGTTCAAGAAAATACAAATATACAATATTACAAACCAGGAGGAGGTTTTAAAAAATGGCATGCAGAAAGACAAGGATTAAATAGTTCAAAAAGAGAATTTGTATTTATGACGTATCTTAATGATGTACCTAATGGAGGAACAGATTTTTATTATTATCCAGAATTAAATTTACAAGCTAAAAAAGGCTTAACAATCATCTGGCCTTCCGACTGGACACATACACACCGTGGTGTGATTTCAAAAACTCATGAAAAATATATTGTTACTGGTTGGTTTAGTTTTTATTAAATATCTTCCCAACTTGAAGTGGATACATTCCAATACTTATCAACAGACGGTACATCTGGAGTAGAATACGCTTCCCATCTTAAATTATTTTCATTCCAATGCACAAGTCCCAAACTTCCCCCGTCAGGTTCAGCAACAGGAGGCTGCCATACAAAATTAGAATCTAGAGTCCATGAATCAAAAGGTTGTGGTTTATAAATAGTATTTGAATTAGAATCATAATTATATCCCACAGATGTTCCTTTTTCACAAAGGATATAATTTGAAGACACATCCTCTATTAAATTTTTACAGTGATCAATACCTAGATTATAATCTTCATCAGAAAATCTAGTTACATCAACTACTTTATTATTTTCTATTTTTGCTAAATATTTAGTCATTACTGATATATGTACCTTATTATTACTCTTCCATCTCCGCCTTGACCACCAGTAGCATCGCAACCTCCACCGCCTCCGCCACCAATTCCATCTTGGCCACTTTGACCGCCACCACCAAGGTTTTGTCCACCTTGACCGCCACCACCAGATCCACCTTGACCTCTAGTTCCGTCCCAAGAAGATCCACCTCCGCCACCACCATATGTGACTGAAGATCCTGTGATACTGCTTGCAAAACCTTGACCGCCTTGGCCACCTTGGTTTCCACCACCGTTGTTTCCTGAATTACCAGCTCCTCCTCCAGAACCTGAACCATTGTTTTGCGCATTACCGTTATTACCAGCATTTCCACGTCCTGTTCCACCGGTGTTTGATTGGTCAGAGCTACCTCCATTTGGATTAGCTCCTCCACCTCCGCCACCGCCAGATCCGCCTGTACGTCCCGCAGCGTTAGTACCTCCACCGCCACCTCCGCCTGAAGCAGTCACAGTTGTGTTTCCTGAAAAAACTGAATTATTACCATCTCCACCAGCACCATCAGATCCGTTTCCGTTTCCACCTGTTCCGATGTTTACAGCATAGTTTGTTGCTGAGTTTAAATCATGAGAACCATCAATAACACCTGCAGCTCCTCCGCCACCACCTTCTGGTCCAGCGTCACCACCACCACCTCCGCCAGAGACTAATAAATATTCAAAAGATTTATCAGTTCCTAAACTTTGGACACTAAATTGCCCACTGTTATTGAAAGTATGAATTTTGTAGTTTCCAGATGTCGATACAGATCCACCAGTAGCAGTTGTAAATGTTAAATTACTTGATCCTCTAAACACACCCATTGAAATTTGCCCAGAAGTTGGAATAGGTCCCTCAGGAGCAGGAGCAGCATTGGGAACATTAGCTCCACCTTTATAATACTCTGATAATGAAATAGGGTTACTACCTCCAAACTCGCTTTGGATTTCTGTCATTTCTAAATTAGTATTTGGTAATGCCATTACTCATTCTCCTTATTACTTAAAACTTCTATTTTATCGTTTAAAACTTTTACTGCTTCAATTAATAAACAAGTAAGTCTATCATATTTTACAGCTTTGACTCCATCTTGTCTTTGAGCAACTGCTTCAGGTAGAACTTTTTCTACCTCCTGTGCTATTACTCCAACATCTTTTTTTCTAACAAAATAACCATCTTCTCCACCTCTTTTATCAATATACTCTTTTTTCCAATCAAATAAAACTCCGTTTAGTTTTTTTAAAGAATCAAGTGGATCTGGTATGTTTACTATATTTTCTTTCAAAGCAACATCGGAAGAATAAAAAGCAGTTACATCATTTGTAGCTCTTATTTCACCTGTTGTACCTGAGGCTGCAGTTCCAATACCTAACGAATCTATTTGTGCATCATTAAATTGAACATCATTTGCAGTTCCTAATCCTAAAGAAGTTCTTACTGTGTTTCCAGACTCTGCGACAAAGTTTGTACCATCCCCTACAATAAAATTACCATCTGTTACAGCTAAGTCAGCTACATCTTGTAAACTTGATGTATTGTTTATTACTTCAATAATATTTGTTCCATCAGAATAAAGTATAGCAATTGTTTTTTCTGCTGCTGCGAAAGTAAAACCTGTTCCAGAAACAGTTTTGAAAGTAACTGTATGAGAACCTGTTGTTGAATTTTGTATAATATAAGTTTTTTCTATTGAGTCGGGAATTGTTACGTTTATATTTCCAGTTATAGTTCCAGATAATTTTATAGCAGCATTACGAGCATTAGATATTGTTCCGTCTGTCATGGCTAAAGTTGTAGTGCCTGTTCCGTTTACAGTTACAGATTGATACCCAGCTACTGCTTGTTGTATTAAATTTAAATTTACATTAGTTTTATCGCCCCAAGTACCAGCGTTTTCCCCTGTTACCATTAACTCTAAACCTAAATCTGAATAACTTGATGCCATATTTGAATTATACCCTTTCTATGCAGCTAAATCAACTTCAGTCCAAACGTTGCTTACACCTGGGTCTATTTCAGCCCATGCAGTTATATTTGGACTTCCTGTATTTGTTTGTAATTGTATTCCAGTAAGATCTACCACAGCGTCTCCAGTCATAGTTATTGATCCCACAGACATAGACATTTGTATACCTGTTACATCATATTTAGACTCTTGTTCTGCAGTTCCTAAAGAACTTGTTAACTGAATTCCTGTCAGTGAAGCAATGGCGTTTCCTGTAGGAGTTTCTTCTCCTATAGAACTTGTTAACTGAGAACCTGTTACTTCAGCAGTAAAACTTGTAAAGGCAGATTCTTCTCCTAGTGTCATAGTCATTTGACTACCAGTTACTGAAACGTTAGCGTGTCCAACTATGCTTGTACTTCCAACAGAAGTATTTAAAGTATGCTCTGTAACAACTACAGAAATAGTTCCGTTAGCTGAAACTGAAAAAGTTCCTAAAGAAGTTTGTAATAAGAAACTTGGTAGAGTTCCAGCACCAGTCGTTGTTGCAACTGTAACACTTTCTATATCAAAAGTGCTTGGACTCTGTGTTGCAAAAGGAGCCTCTCCAAAAGCAGTTAATGTATCTTGCGTAGCAGTTTTATTTGAAATAGATAATTCAGAACTAGTAACACCTACAATAATATTTATGGTTTCTTCTCCTACAGAAGAGGATAATTCAGAACCAGATACAACGACTAATACCGAAGATCCTCCAACAGCTCCTGCATTTGTGATTGTAGCTTGAGAACCTGTTACACTTAAACTAACATCTATTACATTAGATTCTTCACCAATTGAAGAGGTAATACTTATACCCTGTGCATAAGCAATTACATCAGAACTATCTGACGCAAAAGGTGCTTCCGAAAATGAAGTAATAGCAAAAGCCACTGTTTAGGCTCCTGTTTTAAGTTCTTCTATTTCTTTTTTCAGTTCCTTAATGGATTCAATTAACAAAGCAACAATTCTGTCGTATTTGACAGCTTTAATACCATCTTCTCTTGTTGCAACTACTTGAGGTAAAACTTTTTCTATTTCTTGTGCAATAACACCTACGTCATTTTTTCTAACAAAATATTTGTCTTCACCACCATGTTGTTTAATGTAGTCTTCTGTCCAATCAAAGGTCACACCATTAATTTGACTAATTTTTTCTAAAGGGTTTTCTATGTTTTTAATATTTTCTTTTAAAGATTTATCAGAAGAATAAAAAGCAGTAACATCGTTAGTTGCTCTAATCTCTCCAGTAGTTCCTGAAGCAGCTGTGCCTACACCAAAAGAATCGAATTGTACATCATTACCTGTATCTAATGATAAAGAGGCTCTTGCTGTTGCGCCAGTTTCTAAAACAAAATTAGATCCATCACCAACAATAAACCCACCATTAGTAACAGCTAATCCTGCAACGTCTTGTAGTTGAGCATCTAATCTTGCGTTTGCAACTGTTCCTGAATCTAAATTTGAAGCATTTAAAGAAGATCCATCAATAAAATTACTATCATTATTAAAACCTGAAATAGCAATGTTACCTTTAGTTAATTTCTTTTGAGCATTTGATGCATCTACTACTGCAAAAAAATCTCCGTCAGCATCTGAAGTTGATGTTGCTAGTTCTGATAAGTCTACATCTACTTGATCTGCTTGAACGTCAATTAAATTTCCTGCGGCAACATTTAAAGTTACATCACCTGATGTTCCACCACCAGTTAAGCCAGTTCCTGCTACAACTGAAGTTATATCTCCAACTGTCGGAGTTTGAAAAGATGGTTGTGCTCCTGCACCTGCAGAAGTTAAAACTTGTCCAGCACTTCCTGTTGCTATTGCAACTGGATTTCCTGAAGCGTCATAAGAAATAATATTACCATCTGTACCTGATGCCATTTCGGCTAATCCAACAGCATTGTCAGCGATCTGGGCTGTGTCTATA